TAAGAAAGTATTCTTAAATCTTTATCTTTAAATTCTTCAGGTATATAAGATTTATTTTTCTTATGTTTTAAAGTCGTTACATTTTCTATTATTATAAAGTAACTTTCAGTTTTTTCATCAGCTCCCATTTCATTAATACCTTCAAATAATTTGTATATAGAAGCAAACACTTTGTAATTTGGAACTTTAGAACTGAATAATTGATTTACATCATAACATTCTTTTATAGAGGCAATAATGTTATACTTCTCCCTACGAAGAGTCGCATTATTTAATCTGCCTCTTTGTCTAATCACCTCTGATAAAAAGAAATCAGCTTTTTTATCTGATTTAAATTTTTTAGTCATGACGAGATTATATAGAGCCAACTCTTTACCTATTTCGGTATGTTCATTAAATTGTTTTTTAATTATTTTAAGAGCTGGAGATTCCTTTTTTTTGTTCAAAACATCTACGGTTACTTGTCTTAAAAGGAATTCAAAAAGAAGTCCCGTATTTCTTAACTTACTATGTTTAAATTTACTCATAGAATATTCCAAAGTGTTATGATACAATTATTCATATATAAATATAACATAATTTAGATTAAATAGGAAATTACTCTTTTATTATATTATCTTCACTTAACATAGATGGTTTCTTTTTAGGAAACTTACCCTTAAGTTGGTCTAATATACCTTCACGAGCAACTACTGTACTGGCTTTTGATGTGGCAAGAGGTGATTTACCCTTAAATTCTCTTTTTCCATATGACCTATCAACATCTTTTAGACTTTCGTGACCATATTTATCTTTCATTGTTTCCGTATCTTTAAAAGGATCTTTTTCACTACCACCCCATTCACCTTTTCTACTTACTTCAAAATCATCTTCTTCTCCACCCTCTTCTTCAGGTGGTTCTGTAGCAGGATCCTTACCCTCTGTTTCGATTTGTTCTAGTCTGAACTTTTGTTTTGTGTCTTCTACAATACCTTCATAGATGTTAATCTTTTGTTCATCACTCAAATCAAAGATATTGTCATATATCCACTTACGACTAAATAATTTACTGTCAATTGCCTTTTCAGCAATATCAAGTTGTTGACTCATTAACTCTATTTTCTCTTGTTCGTGAATCATAGATGGATTTTGTAATTCTAATGTAAAATCAATTAAATCAGAATCATCAAATCCTTGTGAGTAAAGATGAACAATACCAATCTTAGTTAACTCACTTACAATAATCTTTTGTAACCTTTCAATGGTACGAGCAAAACGAACATCCTCAGCAGCAAGTGTAGCTTTACCACCAGCCAATCCTTCTTCATATCCAAGAAAGGCTTTTGGTATTCTCAAACTAGCCATCAACTTGTTTCTAAGATATTCGATGTCTTCTATTTGGTCATTATTAGAAAGACCTGGTAGAGTGTCAATTTCCGTTCCACTATCCCCACCACGAACAGGTAAGAAGTAATCTTCGGTAACTGACTCTACATTATATTTTAAATTATATTCACCTGTATTTTGGTCGATGACAGGTGTCTTCTTCATCTTATTGATGATTCTTTGCATAAATTGTTCGACTTCTCTTGGTGGTATGTTACCAACATCAATCTTAAAAACTCTTTTTTCGGGCGCTCTCATAATACGGTGTATTAACATAGCGTCTTCCATCAAAGTCAATTGTTTGAATATTTTTCTTCCGTTTTCTAACATTGAGCGCCCGTATGGTAAAAAGTTTGTATCGGATAAAACACGAAAATGAGCCATCTCATAATTTTCTTTTATCTCTTTTTTCTCCATATTAATTTCAAATTGAATCAATTGTGGATTTTGAGGATCATGGTCTTCTAATCGTGTGATGTCATAAGCACTAATTGGTTTGACATTTACCACACCATACTTATCCACGATATCCAACTGAAGATAGAAATCACCATACTTGGTCATGTTACGAATCCAACTCCACAAATTATACTCGATATTAATTACATCATAATATAAGTTGTGTAAAATCTTTTGTACCTTTGTATTCTCACTTTTTACTTTTAAAATTTCTCCCTCAATATTCGTAACCGTACTTTCATCTGAATATATGTCGAGAGCAGATGCAATAATCGGGTCTTGATCCATCAACTC